TTCGCTGTGTTCGCTCATCGCCAGCACCCACGGTGCGCCCACGAATACCACGTCGTTTTTCCGTTTGTGTAATCGGTGCGCTGAACGCGCAACGCCTGCTTGTTTTCGGTTACCATCTCTGAACACACAAAACACGGCACGGCAAGCCACGCCGCAGGCTGTTTAGTTCCCGCAATCTTCGCAGGTGCTTTCTTCGCTGCCATTGTGGTGCCCTCCTTCAAGCATTGCGCTCAGACGATGAATCATACCCATCACGGCATCTTCCTGTGTGTCCGCCTCGCAGGTGATCTCGCCGCCGTCGCGGTCAACGATCACGACCACCCACGTCTCGTGCTCTGTCTTCAAGATTTGCTTATATTCGTACCCACACATTGCCGCCCATTGCACCAAATCCGTATACGTCATCACATACCTCGCAATCTATAACCGCGAGCAGTTCGCTCGCGTTTGATAATCGTGCCTTTTTCGGCAAGATCCTTCAAAGAATTCTGTGCCGTTGTAACCGACACTCCCATCATCTCCGCGAGTTCTCGCACCGTCGGCGCGTATCCGTTATCGCGCACGAAATGCCGAATCGTTGAGATCATCTGATCGTCTTTGCTAATCATCGTCCCCTCCAAATATTGATCTTCGTAAGAGGCACTCTTCGCGTTGCGATAAAGGCATCGTAGCCCACTTCCCACGCCTGATCGGCAGGCATCCACCCAATCACATCGACTTGGCGGAAGCCAGTCTCGGGGATGGGGTATGCCACGAAGATCACCTTGCCTTGCCCAAGATCTTTCTGGCGAACACACAGACCGTTATTCGGATTGCGAATACGGCGCACCTCAATGTTCTCGCCCACATCAGGCTCATTCTTGTGCTGATGATGCTCTGAGCGATGCCAGACCTTGCCGTGCCATTTGAGCCGTGTGCTCTGAGCAACAGCCGCCTCAGCGCACGCTGCCGCAAAAGATGCCGTGGCATCGTCTTCCATCAGATCACGGATGTAGTACGGCATATCGCCTACGCCGTGCATTTGTGCATTGCGACCATCGCCGACATTGCGCGCCTCGGCGTACTCTGCATCCGTCAAAGAGACCAGCACGCCGCGCGTTTGGTACTCGATTGCCGTTTGCTGCATCGTGGTCATTCTTGCCCCCGTCTCATCAAAATCTCAGCAACGCTCATTGGTTTTGTATTAGAAGAAGAATAATCTTTTCTTTTCTTCTCTACTCTACTCTTCTCTAGCGCGTTCTCATTTCGTTCCGATTCCGTTCCGTGTGCGTTCTGGAACCGTTCCTTTCGTATGCGTGCCGTGGGATCAGCCTGATGCTTTGCCCAGTTCGTCACGATGATGGAGCCGTTGTCCGTCTTCGTCAATAGCCCAAGGTCGAGCAGTCGTTTGAGGTGCCGAACATCTGCCACCCCGCCCACGCACGCCTTGAAGTGCGCATCGTTCACGAATTCACCCTTCGGCGTTTGGTGATATGCCTCGAACAGCGCCGCGTCCCACAGCACATACGCCTCCGCGCCCTTTGGTTGCGCCAATAGATCCACGATCTTGGGATCTTTGAGCGTCCCTGTGTCTTTCTTGATCCACGCCATTTGTGCCTCCTATGCTCCTGTGCTTCGTCGTGGCATATCCCCAGATCGCTCAGGAGCCGTCCTGCGCTCTGGAGGGCGTCCCAATGACTCCCCACGCTCAAACTGTCTGCCTCGTCGCCCTAGCGACCCCCCACGAGCATTGCTGCTCGACGCTCTCGCGTAGGGGGCGGGGTGGGTGAGACAGCACCCACCCCGCCGTAGTTGTGCGCGAACGCTCAGAACGGGATCTCCTCTGCCAGAAGATCCTGCGGCACCATCTTTGGCTTCGGTGCCTCTTGAGCGGCGATCCATTTGATGCTCGGCTTCTCCTTGCACCAACCGCCGTCGTTCGTCTTGTGGCTTGCCGCCCAGAAGGGTGCATAGGGCTTGCCGCTCATCTTGCTTACCCCGCCTGCCTTGAGACTCCACGCCTCGCCGTGTGAGCATTCATCCTCGCCCACACTCTGCGCGAACAGCATTGCCGCCTTTGCAGCGATCACATCGTCGTCCGACACACTCTGCTTCGGTTCGACGGCGGGTTTCACCACGGACGCAATGTGCGCCGTCGGTGCGCTCTTGTCTGGGCTATACAGGCTCCGCCCCACACCAATCTGCGCGGCGCATCGTCTCAACGCATCGCTCGCCGCTGACTTCAGCGGCTCGTCGTCCTGTGCGCTGTTGGGATAGCCGAAGTCTTGGCGTACGGTGTGCTTCTCATTGATCACGACCGCAAGCGTGCCGTGCACGACATTGCGATCCGCATCCGCCACCTTGACTTCGAATTGCCAGTTCTCAATGCCCAACACATCGTCGAGCCGCTGTGCAACAGCACGAGCGTCTGCGTATGTGAACACCAGACCCGCCCGCCCTGGGCGCGTCTTGAGATCCTTTGCCTCGAATGGCGCAGCGAGCGCCTCTGCTGTTGTTCTATTCACCGTCTGCCTCCTTTTTGAATCTGAACACTCGCGCGCCAGGAACTTCCCGCGTCGCTTCGTCAATAACGTCCTGTGGCACCGTCCACTTTGCTAGAATCTGGGCATAATCCACCTTTCTGGATGGTTTGTTTTGCTTCCACGTCGCGCTCCATCCTGCGCCAACGATGCCTGCATTCTCGCCAATCGCTTCTTTCAGCGACACGGCGAGATTCTGCAATTCTTGGTCAAGCAACTTCGCCTCGTATTGCTTCTCTGCGTACAGCGCAGCGATGCGCTCAATGCCGTCCGTTGCCTGTGCGTACTCATCTTGTCCGTTCCACGGCATCACCGCTGCGAGCGCGTCAGAGTCTTCACCCTGCAACGGCGGCGGTGTCTGCGTTGCGAGCGCGTCCCTAAACGCGAGCGCCTTCTGGTACAGTTGCGTCTGGTATTCAATGTCGGCGTTGACACGCTCGATACGAAACACCAGACCACCCAACAGCACCGCAACATCAACCCACGGCGCACCTGTCACGAACATCTGCCATTGCACCTGCGCCACAACCTCTGGCGGTACGGGGTACAGGCTCCAACGTGGTGATGCTGAGGTCTTGATTTCTACCAGACCGTCCTCGCCCACGATGGTGCGATCAAGCGATGCCATCGCCCACGGAATCTCCTTGATACGCACAATGCCATTGCTGCGCTTCAGTTTGCGCCCTGTCTCGATCTCGTAGAAGTCGGCGACGGTGCCCTCAAGCAGAATGCCTCGCATCGCTGCCGCCCCTACGGGAGCGGGTTCGTATTTGCCGCTCTTCTCTGCCCACAATTGGTACGGCGTTTTGTACGGCGACAGCCCTGCAATTACTGCAGCCTCTGTCGCCGTGATGCCGTCTCTGCGCAACGCGAACCATTCTGGCGAGCGCTGTTCAGCCTTCAGAAACTCGAACTGTTTAGCCATTGCTCTCCCCCTTATCCATCTGATCGAGACAGGCATTGCAATGCACCGACTCGCGATATTGATCTCGTGTGATCCTTGCGGAGCATTCAGCGCAACGAAACCCGTTCGATTTATATTTCCAAGTATCTTTTCGTTTTGCATTTGCCCCAACTAGAGCGCCGATGATGCGCTCTAGTTCTGCAGGTCTATTGCTTGCGTTAGCCATTTTTCGCCCCCTTCTTTCTGTCTTTCTTTGCGAACCCGTCGCCGTTGTACACGACAGCGGGCGCGCTGTAGATCATCCGCATCCAACGCCCGCATTTCTCACAGCGCGGGTTGTACACGTTGTGGATGGAATGCGTGTGCTCCTCCCGCGCACCGCAATCTCCACAGCGGTATTCGTACGTTGGCATCAGCCGATTACCAACGCGAGAAACACCACGAACCCGAACGCATACGCGAGGAGCATTACATCCCGAAGGATCTTGTCCTGCTCTGCGCGCTGTCGCTGGATCTCGGTCTGCTCTCGCAGCGGCATCCGTCGATACACGATTGGCGTGGAGCGTCTGTCGATTCTCATCGCATCGACCCCAGAGCCAACAGCAGCACCATCGCTGCAATGCCCATTGCTACGGTTGCGATCTCTTGCAACGTCCTCACGAGTTCTCCCCCCTGCATTCTGGGCAGCGACGCATTCGGAACGGACCTTCGCCCGTTGAATCCCAACGCTCGCCGCAATCTACGCACTTCGGTTGCGCGAGATCGTGAAGAGACGCGCTATCTTCGATAGCCGTTTCCAATTCGCGCATCGTTTTCTGGAGCAATGCGTTTTCTAGACGCGAAGCGGTGTCGTCGTCCACGCCGATCACCTGAATAATTGAGTCCGAGTCTCGCGTCGCTGAACTCTTGGCGCGAGCCTTGCGAGGTGCTCGCGCCTTCTGCTCAACGATTGGCGCACCGTTCGCCAGACACGAGGCACAAACCTCTGCTGGTGTCAGATGCCGAACGCGACGGCGTGCCGTGTTCGTCTTGAACTCTCCGTGCTCTTCGCATCGAGCAGCCCATTTCGCGTCAATGCCGAGCGCCTCGCCCGTGCCCCAAGTGATTCCAAATCGGTTCTTCACGATCTTTCCCCCTTCTCTTTCTTCAGCCGATTTCCGACTCGGCATTGTCGAGCGCCTCGCGCGCCTCGTCCTTCACCGCCTCGATTGCCTCAGCAACCTTCTCTGCGCAAGTCTGGCAATCCTCGCCATCGCTCACGTCATCTTGCGGCGGGCAGTCGCAGTCACCTGGTTCTTCAACCTCCACCGTCTCGCCTTCGAGCGAATCGGCGGCATCGTTGATCTGCTCTGCCTTTTCCCGTGTCTGATCACCGAACCCGTCGCCCATTGCGTCGGCGGCTTCCTCGTATTCGCTTGCGACCTCTCGCCACGCGTCTGCCGCTATCGACAGAATCGCCGCGAGATCGTCGTTCACGCTTGCGAGATCCGTTTCCGTAAGCGCGTCGATCTCTTCGTGTGCCTGTTCCGTCGCCGCGTATACGCCCGCCATCTTCGACGAGGTGTATTCGCTGCGCTTGAATTGGCACGCGACAGCGGTGCAACGCACCATCTTTCGCCCTCTGAACCCTTGCTGCACCGTTCTGTACTGATCGCCTTTCACGATCGCTGCTCCGCATTTCTCACACGCGAGATTCACGCCGTTCCGTGCCTGAAACTTTCTCTGCTTCGGGTACGTCATCATTCGCCTCCTTTCTGTGCCTTTGCCGCCGCGAGCGCAACATCCAACAGATGCATTGCGCGCGTCGAACCCTTTGCGGTACGAGGCTCGCCCACCGCGCCGTTCGTCAGCGCGTGTGCCTCGTATCGCGTCACATATGACGGCACGCCCTGCGCGCGCCATCCCATCACCTGATCGATCGCTCGCTCCGTGACAGCCGACATTCTGCGTCGCATCATTCGCCTCCTTTCTGCTTTGTCTTGATGAGCGCGCGCATCAATCGTTGATAGCCGCGCGCTGTTGCTCTCGCCTCCAAATTGGCATCGAATCGCGCCTCATCGTCTGCCGCTTGTGCAAGCGATTCCAAACAATTGATTGCCCAATCAATGTCCAATTCATTGAGCACCAAGATCCTGTCGCTTGCCATTTCGTACCAACGAGCAATCCCGAGGTGATAGTTCGGATCATCGAGATCGTGATTTCCTTCCGTGCTGTTCTGTCCCATCCCGATCTTGAAGACGCTATCAACCTGTCGCTGCCCGCGAAGTTTCAGCGTGTATGTCTTCAGCATCAGCGCACCGCCATTAGAACGATGCTCTGGTGTCGGCTCGTAGTCGCGCTGTACTTCTCAACAGGCACGACCCACTCGCCGTTTTCCCGAACCCAAGCGATCGGCGTGGCGTACGAATACACCACGTAGCGGATGCGGCGTGCATCCTGATCGATACGCCAAAGCACCGCAGCGTCTCCGTAGATCCGCCCGCTGTTCTGGTATGTGCCGTCTGGGTTCTCCCGACCGCACATCGAGTTGCCGTCGAACGCCTCCATTTTGGCGATCTTTGCGATTGCGTTCTTTCTGCTCGTGTACATTTTCTGCCCCCTTTTGCTCTGTGGGTGGGTTGTCTGCCCCCCTCACCCTTGGAGTGTACATCTGTACATACCCCCTCTGCAAGGGGGGAAGTTGAGCACGAAACAGACGCAGGCAGACGTGCCAGAACGCTCAGGACGAGCGATCGAGTCTGGGGCGCGTCTAGACCCTCCCCCGAGGGTCAGACGGGTGTGCCAGACGCTCTGGCACCAATGTGCCAAGAAAACAAAT